CTGAATTTCCTTGTCTGCCATCATATGAAAACTTAATTCTTTTTGTATCTGTTTGTTTCTGACAACAAGTACACCATTCGTTTCCACTTCTTGTATAAGCATCAACTATTTCAATCATTCTTCCACCATCCTATCTACTTCTTCCTGTGCTTTCTCAATATCTTTATCAATGGATATTACAACCCCATCAATGTTTCCTCGCAAACAGTTGATACAATGCACAATATAGCCATCAAACTGTCTTTCGTTTGATACTCCAAGGCTGATAAGTGTTCTCATTCCCTCTAAAACTCTTTCAACCTCTCCAATACGAAATTGTCTCTGTGCATATTCTAAAGATTCTTTGCAAAATTCCAAGTTATTTTCAGCATTTTCATATTGGGCTTGGCAATACAGTAAATCATTTTTTAAATCTTCAATTTTACTCATTATTCCACCTCTTTCTTATGTTTCTTTTAAGAATAATTTAAGAATAACTAAAACTTCTGCTTTGACTTCCTCTCCACTTTTATAGTAATGGTTTATTCCATCGTGGACTATCAAATCTATATCCTTAATATCCTCAATCGCCTTATCAATCTTCCATTTAGGAATAGTATCTTCTAACTTCTCTTTAAGCTCGGCTTGAAAATGTATGCAATTTTCAGTTCCTATACACATTAAAAGTTCACATTCTTCATTTTTACATTTATCCATTACTCTAAATTTACAATGTTCCATAACTACTCTCCTATATTTCTTTTGATAATTTCTAAAACTTCTTTTCTAGTCACTCTGTTAAATTCCTCAATAACATCATCTGCACTGATTTTTCCGTCCTTAAAGTCAATCAGTTCTCCAAAAATCAAAGAATCAACATACAATGTCTGTTCTATTTCTTCAATAGCCTTATCAATCTTCTCTCGCTCTACTACATCTGCGATTGGTACACCATTAACTAAACTCCATAATGCTTTATCTTTTTCAGAATCCTCTGCAATATATCCATCTTCGTCATACCACATCATATTGTTATATAAATATGCTTGTGTTTTTGTTTTGTCTATATACTCTGCCATAATCACTTCTCCTTATTATCAAACCAATAACAATCATTTTTGTCACTAACTGTAGGTTTTGACTTGTGTAGTCCAGAAAATGTATCTTCTACATACGGCTCTTGTTCACATACAGGGGTTATTCCCTCCCCTACACATTCCCAACCAAGGTGTCTACACTTGAAACAAGAGTGTTCTTCTGGCTGTTTAGGTTTAAACAACGGCTCATTCCACCAATTAACATCGCAATTTATATCATCCTTGTGTGGACACTTATTACAGCCATCTTCTGCTATTGCACAACTACAATACGGAGAATCTAGTTCTGGTGGATTTATACCGAATATCAGCTTATGTAAGTCTTTTCTTGTGATATTACTAGGAAACCTAATAGTTAATATGTTCTCTTTGTAGTTTAAATCCATTTTAACCCTCCTGTTTCATCTTCTCATACTTACTGATCCAGAAATCGCAATCTTCTTTCAACCACTTATCAAATCGTGGTGCAAACTTAAAGTCTACCTGTTCGTCAGGATGGTTTGCTTTGTAATCTTCTTTCCAAAGTTTGATAGCCATATAAATCAACTTGGCCGTTTCGTTTTTATCAACAGCAAAAAGCATTTTATCCATCCATACAGACTTTGCTGTAGCCATTCCGTTATGATTAGGATAGAAATTTGCTGTATCATTCCAGACCTTTTCCAAATCCAAATTTATACATTTTGGACGAATCGTGGACGAATCGTGGACGAATCGTTCATTGTCATTGTCATTATATATATTATATATATTAGATAGATGGTCTAAATATTCTTTAACTGTATTATTAGTATCAGTTCTATCAATTAGGCTATTGTATATATAGAGCAATAACGATTTATCTTCTACGGCCTGTTCTTCTTTAATCAAACAATCCATCACAGGTTTACCACCTTTAACGATTGAATGTCTCAAATAATTCTTAATAGCAATCTCATTAGTTGTCTTTGAAAACTTTATAATGCCGTATTTGTTTTCAAATCTATCCAGGAGATTTCTAACGCTATCTTCTGAATAACCCATATCTATTGCCACGAACTTAATAGGCAAATGATAAATGCCTAATTGTGTTGTATATCTGTTTGTTAGAAGATAAAGCATAAAGTATTTATCTTCTGGTGTAAACTCATTTATTATCAGATCATCTTCCCAATAACCTGTACTTACTACTCGTTTAACATCTTTCATCTTCTTCATTCTCCACATCTACATATTTTTCAAAAAACTCTACATAATTTCTTGCTGTTGAACTGTTGTTATATAATTCCTTGTCTTTCTTGACAAGATGTGCCAACAGCCCATATGTAATCATTGTGGAAAACGCAAAACTCTTGTTTCTAATTTCTCGTGGTCGTGTTCTAACTTCTCGTGGTCGTGTTACAAAAAGTACCCCAATTAAAATAATGCCTAGCCATTGCAACAAATCTGTTAAACTCATTTTCTTTAATCCTCCTTATAAGTTTCTTCGTTTATTAGTTCCTTGAATTTCTCAAATTGTTTCTGTGAGATTTTATTATTAGCCTTATCAGGCTTAATTTTGATTTCTAGGTGTTTTTCTGCTATGTCCGATAATTCCCTAGCTAAAGTTATTTTACCTTGCTTAATGCCGTCTCTATAGCCTTTAGGCGGTCTATATTCATCTATCTTCGCCTTGCCCTTGCCCTGACTTCCACTTGTTTTGTTTCGGAGCTGATAACCACCTAGTGCATAATCTTTGATATATTTCTGCTCTAGTTCATCAAGTTTACTTTCTGGACAATGGATAAAATTGACTTTCCAACCATAAGGATTACTCTCTGAATAAAACTTATGGCTCTTAATGGAAAGGTCTATGTGCTGATAACCGACCATATGCTGTGCAAGTCGTGTTAAAATATGTTTTGCCTGTCCGATATATGCAAACTTAAAACCATCTTCATCAGTTCTGGTTAGAAAATAAATACCACTCTTATCATCAAGTTTAGGATTGATTTTTAGAAGTCGTTTTTTATTATTCTGTTCAACCATATATCGTTGCTGACTATTCTTGTACTTCATAGCTACTCCTTAAATGTTTAATTCATTTCGTAATATTTTCAAAGTGTCTCTTATGTCATTCAAAGCAATAGCCTGATTTGTGACTTCATCTAAAACACAATTAGGACTTGCAACATCTGGAGTTGTTTTATCTAATCCATCAATCTGCCTTTTTATGCAATTTACATCAATCGATATTTCTTCAATAATTGATGAATTGTTCTGTAAAATATCTATCAAACTTTTAGTGTCATTAACTGGCATCTCGTCTATTGGTCTAATTTCTCTTGGATTCATAATTATTACCTCTCTTATCTTTTTAAAATATGTCTGTGGCTTTGAATTTGCCACTATGGTTCAATTTAAAAACATTTCTCGATAAAGTGTTAGCCTAATGACTTAAAATTCATTCTCGGCTAAATTAGAGCGTTACACCTAACTTGCCTTTTGCTACACCATATCCAAACTCCATACAAGCACCTGTACTCTTTTTCCATCCTGGCATTGAATAAACAGCGTCACATAAATCCATTAGTGCATAAGAAATGTGCATATATTCTGAATGTGTAGCCGTTTTTGGTAGATTTTTATTTACCTTAACAGGATTTATAACCTCAAAACCTCTTTTTAGTAATTCCTGTTCGGCTTTTTCAAACCTTTCCTCGTAATCATCCGTGCCTGTAATAGCACCACTAATATAAACTCTCATTATTTTTCCTCACTTTCTTTTAATTCCCTTATAAGTTCTACAAGCATATCTAAATCCTTATATACACATTCCTCTATGACTTTTATACACTCGTCAATAGCATCATTTCTGCCTGTTTTTACACCTGTAGTATAACCATTTACATTGGCCTCGATAAGTTTTTGTTTTATGTCCAGAACATCTGTCATTTTCTGTCTCTGTCTATCTTCCAATGCCTGAATAATTACATCAGCCTCTTTCTTCTCTAAAGGATAATTCTTGCAATCCCATAAGTCGTAATTCTTTAGGTTAGTAAGTGCTGATAATTCATTTGAATTAGCCATTATTTACCTCCTTGTCATATTTTTCTTTATATTTCTTAAATGCTTTATTTATCTTGCAACCAGAACACAAATCTTGTTGTAACAAACAAGTTCTACAACTATTGGGATAATTGATACATCCTTGATAATTTTTACAAGCTCCTTTAACATAAGGGCATTTTTCACATTCATAATTTTTGCCATTCTTAAAGTTGTAATTAAAAAATAAACACATTTTCATATCTCCTTTAAAATTACAGGCAAGGGGCTTATAATTGCCCCTATCCCGTAAAATCACGGCTTTTCAAGACATTTTATCGTGATATATTAAGTCTTAAAATCGTGAATAAGCAAGTGTCTTTTATGGTCTTGCACCAAGGGAATTTCAACCCATTATTCAAAATCAGATTGTTCAGCCAATCTGTATTTGACAAAGTGGCATTTCTTACCAAACCTGTTTGTGCCTTTAATTGTTTCAGCAAAGACGATATATCCTTGCTTTTTCGCATCTCTTATTCTTGCGGGTAAATCATATATACCATACTTATCACTTGCCTCTTTTCTTGTTATAGAGCCAAATCTGTTCATATGATCCACTACCATCTCTACCTGTGTCATAATTTAATCTCAACCCCCTTTATAGCGATTGCTACATTGCAATCTACAACTTCTTGTGCCATTTCCTTAAAACGATTACTTTCAGCATTTTCTTTTGACAAGTGACACAAAATCACATTTTTTAATTCATCAGAATTGCTTGTAACCAGGAAATTGCTACATAAGTTCTGAATACTCATATGGCCTTGTAGAATATGAAAATCCTTGGCTGACAAATCATCAGATATAGCATTTTCATCATAGTTAGCAGATACTAATATGTGATTCAATTTTACCTTTGAAAAATTCTGCTTGATTAAATATGTATCTGTGATATAAACCATTTTTCCTAGCTCTGGATGCTTGATAAAATATCCAAAACATCTACAAGGTGTGCTATCTCCATTACTGTGAGTAGGCGTTCCATCAGCCGTTGTTAATTCAAACGGCTGTATGTAATAATCGCCTAAAGTAATAGGTTTTATATCAGCGTCATTATCAAATGGCCTTAACACTTTTAAACCTATCTTTTTCAGTTTGTCTGCTGATAAAGAATGGTCTATCTCATAAATGAGAATGTGTAACTAAAATTCCTTTTACCCTGGATATTTGAAAATCAATACCGATTTTAAGGGTTTTCTCCGAAACTCCACAATCTAAAACCAATATATCGCCTTTACTATCCGTTAATGTGTAGCAATTTCCATCTTCACTACCAGAACTTATAACTTTCATTCTCATTTGTAAACCACCTCCTTATCTGCATATTTCCTGATTTCTTCCATTACTTAACCTCTGTGGCTGTCGCATCAATAAAATCTTCTGTACCAGAATTTTCAGCAACTGTTTCAGCAACTTCTTCTTTAACATCTGTCTCTGTTCCATCTACATAGTCGTATGATCCATCTTCTCTGACTACAGACATATCAGCCTGATAAGCTGTCTGCATTTCAACTGACATAACGCCCCACTTTGAAATCAACTGTCTTAACATTGTTTTCTTTGCCATAGCGTCAAAGTCTTTCTCCCAGAATGTGTAACCTGATTTCTTTGCATAACCCTTTGAATACTTCAAAGCGTGTGATTCCATCTGTTCCTTTGTCCAAAAAATCTCTTTTCTAAAGCCGTTTGTAAGCTCTAGCATTGCATAATATCCAATGGTAGGTCTTTTCTCTCGCTCTACAATATCCATAATAGGTGTGAGTGTAAATTCTTCTGTAATAGGGTTAAAGCCACCACATTCTCCCTCTTTAACTTCACTAGCCAC